TGTTTGAGTTCTTCGAGTGTTACGTATTGTGCCATATTGTATAAATTAGAAAGGGCTAGAGCCGAAGCCCCAGCCCTTTAGTGAATGATAGGTTATAGGATTAAGCAGAAGCTTTCTTCTTTGCGATGGCAAAGGCTTCCGGGCGAGCTACAACAATATCATAATCAGTATTTAACACAAAGTTTACGATATTACTTTTTGCTCCGGTGTAAGGGTCTATCACTAAGTCCATATCACCGAACTGACCGATAGCAGCATTAGAGAACACTCCGAATCCGATGGAATCGGCATCCATGTAGTTGGTAACTAGGACTGGATAGCCGTTCACCATACCGTTTTGGCAAATCATTTCAGCAGCCCCCGCCGCTTTGGGAGTGGATTTCAAAGCGCCATACACCTTTGGAGTACAAACATAAGCAGCCGTACCGTCGGTTACATCTACACCCGCATCCATTACGGTAGATTCAAGCGAAACAATATCCGCAAATGTCAACGCGTTTGTATATTCAACACTTGGTTTTGTTTTAACAAAAACGCCATTACTTGCACCGGAAAGTGCAGTACCAGAAAACATCCATTTGTTCAACGCACGTGCTACACCGAGCGAAATTTGCTTCAAAACAACATCCTGCAAAGAATAATTTGTTTGATTGATAGCGCGTTTTGATACCGGGATGGAAATAGATACACGCTTGGGGGAAGCCTTGATTTTATCAATATTCAATTCGGTATCGGTAACCGCAACATTTTCACCCTGAATTGTTGCTTCAACAGCCGCCAACGTAGGGAAAACAAGGTCGCCCACGAGCCCGCTTTGCATCTTGATACCGAGCTTATCAATGACCAAGCCTTTTTCTAGCGGTTCAATGATTTCACCGATTGTAACCGGAACCATGCTAGCCGCATCGGTTGCATCTGTTACAGTTACCGCACGCTCTACAACTTTGATTCCACCTTCCGATACAACTCCGTTGTATTCTTCCAAAGAACGATGATTCACGACATCAAAAACAGCCTGCGAAAACAATACTCGACGGTCTGATACCAACCCCGCGTTAATATCTTCAAGAGCACGGCGTTCAACTTTCATTTCCAAAAGTTCTTTCTTCGTTTTCAACTGCTCGAACTGCTCTTTTTCGTTTGCATCAAGTGCTCTCTTTTCGGCTTCTGCTTTATCCAACATAGCACGCATTTGCTCTTTATACTGAGCAATAGTTTCAAATTCTTTTCTCATGTTTTAAATTGATTTACGTAAATTATTAAGTTCATATAAATAGCCTCTATTTTCGCAGGACAACTCCGCTATCGCATCGTCCATACTACGAACGGTTACATCCGTTCCGTAGAAAGCAGGATCGACAACAGGAGATATATCGGAAATTATATCAATCTTGTGCACGGCACGAAGTAACATCCCGTCTTTCATGGAATAGGAAACTTTTGTTTTATCCTTTTCATTTAAAGAGTATGCAAAGGATGAGCCGAAAATGTCACCGCGTTTAATCATTTCTACGGCAAAATCTCCGTCTGGGGTACTAGGAGCCTCAAACCTGTATTTTAGCCCGTAGTCGTCAAGTTCGAGCGACAAAGTGCCCTCACCACGATTAGAGCGAGCTAATAATCTTTGTTTATTGTGATCCAACAGGGCTTTAACATCGCAATTACGCAACAGTTCTTCTGTTATAGCCCCTTTTTCGATTACCTCAACAAAGGCGCGTTGCTTTTCTCTATCAAACAATACGCGGCTTTCTTGACCGAATACAACCGCATAGCCTTCGATTATTCTTCCGTCTCCAACTTTAGGAGCACCTAATTCTGTATAACTTCGTATTTCCATATTTACAAGTATCGTTTTACTATATGTTTGTTTCTTCGTTTTTTGGTAGCTCTACTTTTTGGCTAGCTACCTCTATCGGTTGAACGTTGCAGGAAATAAATACTTTGTCGCCACCTTCAACAGGCGCTTTTCCTAAAGCCCTACGAGTATCATTCGGAGAATGAGCGCCCATTTCCTCAAGAGCTTTGTAATAACTTGCTTGCGTCGTTAAATCGGTTTGATACAAGCATGATAAATCAAATGAAATACTATATAAGTTAGCGACGGAATCAGGGATCAGTTTATAATTAAATTCTGCCTCTATTTGTTTCAATATTGGTTGCAGGGTATCAGTTAAAAAAGAAACATTGCTCATTTCGGAAGCCTTGTAATTAGTTGATTGTCCGGCAAAGACTTTATCCGGGTGAACACCATAAAATCTACATATATCAAGAATGCTAAATTTCTTTGTTTCCAATAGCTGCGCATCAACTGGGTTAATAGAAAGTTGATGGAATCCAACATCGCCGGGAACGGAAATAATATCTCTTCCCGTGTTTAACTGCTCCTCTATGCGATCCCCAACAGTAGAAAGTTGAGTATCTGTCATGCCCGCTCCGGGTAAACCTCTACTTATTTCTTTTACACCAGAAACAATCCCCTTTATTTTGCTTCCATTCTGAAAGGTTCTCAAATTCTGATTATCAGCACTTGCAGCAATTGAAAAGATGCGGCTAGCGTACATTATTGTACTCACTCCTGTATATCCACCGTCCAAACTATTGTTTTTAAGATGAATTATCTCGTAAGACTCAAACCGCCCATATATCCGGTTATATGGATCAGAAATAATATAAACATCATTCAATTTGTCATAGGTTACCGTATTATTTGCGCATAATACAAGTTCGCTCACACTACCGAATTTGCGCCGAATAACAATATAAGCATTCCCTTGATTTACAATTTGAACAACCATATTCCTAACCATTTCAAAGCTATTCATTCGGCGGTTAGGCCTACGAGTTAATATCGTATACAATTCGTTTTCCTCATCCGGTGAGAAATAACCGTCCTTTTTCCGTTTAATGATAAGCGGCAAAGATGCAATAGTTCCCGAAAGAATAGAAGTACATCTGTATGCAGCGGATAGTTTCATCGCTTGATTGCTGCTATGTACGTCTATTGGCTGACTGGGCAACGATGGCAATCGGGTATTTATCGCCGCTTCTTTATCCGTCGTGTTTGCCTCTGTATTTAGGGCGCGTTCTCGAGTCTTTGAACGTCCCATTTCTAAATTAAAAGATAGTTTCATTATACCTCCATGTTATTAAATAAGTAGAATGTCATTAGGTTTGTTATTGTCGAATCAATCTTCGCATTATGCGTTTTCTTGATTGGCTTTTTATTCATGTTCCTATCTTCGTCAAGAACGGCATTACCAAAGCAATACGGCGTTATTGGATTCGGGTCAAATGTTATTTTATTGCGATGCAGCGCGAGTTCAAACGATTCTATAGGACTTGTAAACGTTCCGTATGTCTGTTTTACCGGACTTATGTAGTCATTTGCATAGCCAACCGATGCGGATAATAGATTTACAAACTCAGCCGACTTATATGGGTCATATCCAATTCCGAGAATTTTCAAGTACTTTGCCCGGGATAAAATATCATTCACGATCATTTCGTAGTCAATCACTTCGCCCGGACATAGCTTCAAATATCCGGCCTTGACCCATCCTTCATATAATTCCCGGTTAGGGTGTCCGGGCAAAGCGCCTTCCGGAAAATAATAATCCGTAACGGAATGAAATGACTTAGTATCCGGGGAATAGATATTATACGTTACAGTTGAAAAGTCATCACGTACCGATAAATCAACTCCTACCATCGTAGGCGGGTGACTTGTGATCTTATCCACAGGGATAGCCTTATACCGTTCCTCGATCTCCCTTGCCTCAATCCATTTCGTTTCAGAATTGACCGCAAAGATGTTAAGGAGCTTTGTGCGAAACTCTAATGCGTCAGGTGCGCTATATAGCGCCTTTTGATAAGCGTCCTTGTAAAAGTCCTCGTAAACCGTGATCCCCATGTGGGGTTGTACTTTATACCACGTTGCCGGATCACCTTCTTCATCGTCTATGTCGGGTTCAAAGATGTGGGCGAAAATAGAATCGTTCTCAGCCTCACCGCGTAGAATGGCTTTATATATTGAAAGCATTTCAGTGAACGGGGTTGTATGCTTGTCTGAGGCGGTTGTTATTACGATGGTCAAAGGGTTGAGCCGTGCGCCCATTGAAGAAGTTAAAACATTCTTCAAAGCGGCGCTATCGGCTTGCGAATATTCGTCTACTATCACCGTGCTTGCATTAAGCCCGTCCAGTTTGTCGGGACTGGACGCCAAACACCGGGCGAAAGAGGTTTTGCCCTTTATTTTGTTATTTATGATCTCTCTGTTAATCTTAAAATGTCGCAACTTCCGGTCTAACGCTTTCAGGATGTTGCGGATTTCATCAAAACATATCTTAGCCTGATTGTAGGAATTGGCGGCAACGTATGCTTGTGCATTAGCATCGCCAAACAACAAGTCAAATACCGCCAAACTTGCGATACTTGTCGTTTTGCTGAATTTACGAGGGACAAATAGCAGAGCGTCACGAATCAGGCGTTTATTTGTCCCTGGTCTATAAAAACCGAGTATGTTCGCGAATTGAAATACCTGAACCGGAGTTAGCTTATATCGCGTCAGCCCCTTAGTGCCGGAAAACTTCAACTTTTCGTAAAACACAATAAAGCGGCGGACTTTACCGGGTCTAAAGTCGTATTTATCCAGCAGATAAAAAAAACGACGGATCGCAAGTAACTCGTAAAGGTTATGCGCCTCCGGGTTGCCTATACATCCGGCTATATAAGTGTTTAACCGGATATCCGCTTTATCTAACTGATAAGAGTTTATATCAACGGAGCGCAATGCGTCAACGGTAGCAGTCTTTAGCTGTATAAGTTCCTCCTTATTCATAGTCATCCGCCTTGTTTACTTCGTCAATTAATTCGGTTACTTCGTCGGCTTCACCTGATGCAAGGGTCTGCAATGTCAAACCAAGTTCGCGTAACTGTTTGCGAGTGGCTTCAAGCGCATCAAACAGAGTTTTAAAAGCCGGATGTGCAACCAGCTTTTTATTATTCTCGCGGGTTATCTCTTTAGTGAAAGATTTCATCCGCTTTTTTGAGATGTCAGATAGAGCAATCCGGAACGCCATATAAGACCCGGCACAAAGCTCTATACACAAATCAAGTTCAGGGGTGTATGTGCCTTGTGCTTCCATTGCGGAACGGATTTTTTCTGTTATGTCGTCTAAAGTTGCCATGTTTTTACGCGCTTTTTACACGTATGTTTTTTAAGTAAGTATTTGGTAGCTCGTAGATTGTAACGGAAAATGTCACCCCCGACGGATACCCCCTCGTTTTGAAAATTCTCCGCGCGTGTAAAAACTGGTGGGAGTGGGTTTGAGCGATCTGTCGCCCTCAAAAAAAACGCCGCCCCCCTCTTATCGAGGTGGAGCGGCGCAATCCATTCAGGAACAGAACTTTATGCTTTCTATTCCGAATCAGTCAAAAACTTATCCGCAAAACGCTCTGTTGCCCGTCTGTTGTTTGCCTGAATTGCTTCTTTCGAATGGCTAAACGCGCGTCGGTGTATCTCAGAGTGGCACGCATGGCAAAGGCTCTGTAAGTTCGTTCGATCAAACATAAGGTGTTTCATTCCGAGTTCATGCGGAACGGATTCAACCGGGGTTTTGTGGTGTACTTCGGTTGCAAGCGTACTTAATCCGTTCGCCTCGCACACTTCGCAAACCGGATTAGCTCTCAGTTTATCGCAACGTAGGTTCTTCCAGCGCTGCGAGTTGATCATTTTAATGTAATATGGGTTTCTGCTCATTGTGTTTTATTTATTTGTTCATAGCTAAATAATATCCTATCGCATTGATAACATGCGTGCAGTTCCTTTCTGGTAGCTTCAATATTATTGGTTTCAATGTTCACATAATGCGTATCGGTTACTTCGCCCGATACGCATTGAATCCGTTTAATTAAATACTTCATTCCAGCTTATTCATACCAGCAAGTAAATACTTGATGCGCTTACAATTCCCATCGCATCGGGTTGACTGAGTTTCTTTCTTGTGAGTCACATTCGCGCAACCCTTGCTGACTCTTGACGGGCACATCTGTTTAAATACCGTAACTGCATTTGCTGTCGTTTCTTCTCGCTGTATTCGAATAGCCTCTGTTGCGACTGTTCGAATCAGGCCACGCGAACGAACTCGTTCCGTTGTGGTCTGTTGAATGTAATGTTCTGCTTTATTCATGCTTTGTCATTTTAGGTTTATACTTCCAGCCGTTCAACTCGTATACACGTTTCCGGGCTTCTTCTCGGTCGATGTAAAGTGGTTCGTTACGAACGGGACTTGATATTTGTGTTTTCCCGTCTGAATAATCACACACGCATATTCTGTAATTTCGTCCGTGTATAGAATATGAATATTCTCCTACTTTCATGTTTGGCTCCTTTCTTTCTTGTTTTACTCTAATTGTTATAAAAAATATTCGTTACATCTAAACCCCTTGCGTGGGGCGAAGTCTTTAAACTCACAACTTCTGAAAATCCACTTCTTATCAGCCCATCTGGCTAAATCATTTTGCCATTGCGGTATGATCTGATTAGGGTTATTCAAATCCCTGTAAGGCTGGCAATGCGGCAAAAATCTCCCTCCTTTGTTCCTCCAATGATTGACACGTTCAAACGATTCTTTAAAGTCGTTCAGCAGAATGCAATAAAAAAAGTATTCGCCTTTGTACCCGTACTTGTCAATCAAAGCCGTAGCACGTTCACATTCTGCAATCTGCCCCGGTGTATCACATCCGAATCTTATACGCTTTATCCACTTCACCTTTGCAAGCATCCGGGCTATATCATCTGTTACCAGCCGAGCGTCTAAACCTTGGTTAAAGTCTACTCGAAGTTTTAATCTGATAATCTTTTCTATCTGCCGTAACCCATATTCGGAAGCAAGCACATTGTTATCCATCAGAATAATACTCTTTCGTTCATGGGCAATTTCTTCTATATCCATATAGGGAGTAATGTTACCTTCTTTTTGGGGCACAACACACCATTTACAACGATTAGGGCAACCCCTTGTCAAAAAGCCATAAGCCAAATTTTTGTCAAGATTGTATATATCGTAGTCTGGAATTATCCTATCAACTTCTACCGGAAGAACCTTACTTATGTCATATCCTGTACCTCCTTTCTCGACTTGATCGGCATTGATGTAATAGCCATAATCTGGTGTAAAGGAAAAGATCTTTGCGGCATAGACTTTATCATAATGAAGCAACGGATTATACCATTCCACATTGTCACCTCTTACCTTGTGATAGCTGCTTATCTTCATCAGTGCGAGATTTGGATAATTACTATCAACTGCTAATAGTCCTATGTTCATTACTAAATGGTTATTCGTTAATTTTTTGCCATTTAATAATCGTCTTATCAGTCTGGTAGAATTCGCCATCTTCCCTTAAATACCACATGCCATCAATTTGGCTATATGTGGCAATGGCATAGTGATACATATCGAATTTTATCCTTACTACTACGATTTCCCGGTGTTCTGGTAGATCATCCGGTTTTGCGACTAAATCATGCCAGGCATACTCTTTTTCTTGTATTTCAAGTGCTTTTAAGGCATTATGTTTAGATATAGCCTCGTAATCACCCGAATGTTCGGATAGCCTTACACTATTGCTTTCAATAAAAATCCTTGCTTTATTCATTTTCGGACTATTATTCGTTAATTACTTTAGTTTTGAGATGATTGATGTAACTATCTACTTCATTGCGCAGCATAGATAGTTTTTGTATAAACTCGGTTACGCTATCATCGCTTGACTTGTGAAGCCGCACCTTTCCGTGGCTATCGGCAATTTCTATGAATGAATCCCGGTCAGCACCGTCCGAAAATTCAGTTTCGCCGTCAAAGCAAACGACACTCCCAGTCGAGCGTGAATTTTCAGAGTTAAGCCAAATGCGACGGCTATAATATACTTTGCTCATTACTTTATTGTTTTGAGCCTAAACTGTTATTAATCAATTCTTTCAAGCCAATCACTAACGCATTTTTCCACATCTACATAGTTGGCAAACGTTCTTTTTTCAACAGTCACACAGTATCGCATTAATTCACCGCGAATAATCCCTGCGTCATCTTTCCAAACATTTATAGCTCCGTTATCTCCGGCAGAAGTACAGGCATATCCAAGTTCAAGAGTTGCCTCTATGTCGTTTACATCCTTGAACCAATACGCATCTATTTTCTCTCTCTTTACACCCGGAAGTCCATCCAATCGACAGATAGGCTTTTCTTTCTTTATTACTATATTCTTATTCATTTCTATCTTGTTTTAAATTAATTCTCCACTTCATCCCCTCTCTTTGGTTTCCGAACCGGGACGCGTAGCTCTTTTTCAGTGAACTTGCTCGACATATACCGTTCTGCATCCGGCCAGTTTGTAAAGCATAAATCCGGATCAGTATAAAGCCTTAGAAGTGTCTCGTTCAGCTTGTCGAGTGCCCCGAATCCGCTTGAATTGATCTTTTCGTCTGTTTTAAACTTGCTGTTTAAGCGTTCGTAATTCTCTGTAACGAATCGGTCGATATACTTCCGGTTCTGTTCGTTCACGGGCTTATGATGTTCCGGAATGTCTTGCAAATAATTTGCGTTGATTGGTTTCTTAATCATTATTTAAAATTTAAATCGTAGTTGTCCGTTCTTCTCGTCTTTCACGTGTTGCGGCAATGCCCGTTTCGGCTTTGAGTAGTTGAACTGCCTCTCAGCCTGCGCAAAGTCGCTGAACATTTCCGTAATTTCGTCCGGTATGGGATCGTCATTTTCTTCGTGTTCCGGATCGGCGACTCTCAGAAATGCACCTACCAGATATTGCATGATTTCGTAGATACTTTTGAATTTGTATTTAGCTCTGATAGCGTCGAGCCGCTTCCAGTCATCGAGGTCTATGCGAACTACTGACTTTTTAAAGTCGCCTGCTGGATTCTTATTTCTTTTCTGCATAACTTATTGTTTAGGTGGTTTTAATTGTTCTATTGCGTTTACATCGCCTTCCTGTGCCCGTTGTTTTAAATACTGATACCAGCTTAACGAGGTGAATCCCTCCGGCGGCACAAATGCCCTTTCTTCTGCTTCTTTTTGCCCCGTCCGGATGCGCATCCGTTCAAGTTCAATAGTCCTATCAGACATGAACTTTTTTATTGCTTCACAAAATGCGATCGGGTCGAAGGAACCATAAAATTTGCCATATAGCCCTAATTTGAACCGGGCAACGAACAGCATAAATTCAGGCAGCTTTAAAGCGCTGTAGTGCGAAAGTATCAATTCTGCAAGTTCTTTACGGGATGACTCCGGAAGATCGTTTTTAACCTGCGTAAATTGATCAATGCTGTTCAGTTGAATGTTTATCCATTGCAGGGACAGATCGCGCCCGTAAGCGGTGGAAACCAACCCTATCGTTGGCGCATCGCTATTATATACTTTCTCGTAGTTCCCCGGCAATCTTGATCCTACGTCAGGATTAAACGTAGTCATTAGCTCTTTACCAGTTGAGAACCTCTTCATCAGGCAGGCTACTTGTTCCCCCTTCGCTGTATGCTGCAAGCTCTGTAAGGAGGTTTCTTGTCTTGTCTGCCTTACTATGTTTCCGATCTGTTTCATTATTTCTGTTTTTATTTAGTTTATACCAGCTTGCGAAATGATGTTTTGCATCTTTTTCGCTTTTTGATGTTTCGCCCCGGTTTTGAAGTTCGACGAAGAATTGCTTCAAATAATCAGCGAACTGTTGGAGCGTTAAATGATTGTTCATGCAAAATGACTCGTACCAAATAGCGTCATTTGACAGTGCATTAAAGCAATTCTCTAAATCAGTTTCAGCCTCGCGCATATACGCGTGTGTGGGTGTAATATTCTTGTCATTCTTGTATGTTTCCGTTTGCATCGCTATTTGCATCTCTGTTTGCATGTTTATCTGCATATCATTCTGCATTTCGTCTGCATTATCATTTGCATTTCTATTTGCGATATTGTTTGTATAATCATCTGTATTATTATTTGCGTTATTATCTGTTTGATATTTATTATAATTCACAATCGTAATAATCTGATTTACATTGTTATTATCTATTATAATTTGCGTTTCGTTTTCAAGTTCAAGTAGAAAGCGCTTTACCTTTCCTATTGACCATCGCCATCGTTTTGAAAGTTCATCTAAACTTTTTCCTACTTGCCCTCGCTTTAGATACACTTTTATACCTCGCTTTCTGAAAGATGACTCTTTATGACATGCAATCATCAAAAGATCAACCCATGCCTGCCCACGGGTGAATTTTTCATCCGTCCATAGATCGGAATCTAATATTTGTCTATGAAGTTTAATCCAGCCTTCCATTATCGAGAAATATAATAATTACATAACCTTACGCCTACCGATCTAAAAGCACTCAGAGCGGAGCAGTAACACATATAATTCTTTTCTTCACCTCCATACTTACACCTCCGGCAATCCGGTTTACTTTGTGATTGAATGATTTTCTTTGCCATGATTAAACCTCCTTTATTCTGATACCATGTATGCTAAGCATCAGTTTTCTTTTGATTATATACTCTTTCGTTTTCATCCCTTTCGCATCTTCCACCACTAATTCGCCATCACGATAATAAACGAAGTCGGCATAGTAGGACAGGGACTTCTCCAATAGCTTTCTTTTCTGCAGCATCTTCCGGATTCCCTTCACTTCATAATACTCGTATTGCGCCGGAATAAGCTCGTATTTACACTGTTCCTGCAGACCAGAGATAATCCCCTTTTTCTCGAGCAGTTTCAGTTCTTGCGCCCGTCTATACTCGCGAATAGAGTCGTATCCTTTGTACTTGGTATTGTTGTATTTTGCCATCTTGATAATATTTGTTAGTAGTGGAGCGAGGCGGAATCGAACCGCCTATACTGCTGTCTTTACTGCGCGCGCCGCTGCTCTATCCTTTAAGCTACGCTCCGTTAACCGGGACTTTCACCCGGTTTGTTGTTACTTATCTTTTGAACGATATGGGTAGACATCCATAATTGCAGTTTCTTTCAATGCAATAGATTGATATTCCGCCATGGTATTTTTCATACCTTCATCTACTTTCTTCATAGCATCGCGGAGATCGGCGGCCTGTACAAGTACATTCGTATAGGTTCGTTTCTCCTTTGCGGTCTTTTCATCCAGCACAACGAAAGCAAGTCGTCCGGCATACCATTTATCGGCCGCTTCTTCATCAGATGGAAAGAGTTCGCTATAATTGGCACGTTTTATATCGGTAACGGTAAATTCGCCAGTGATAAACGGTGTCGTTTCTTCGATAATACGTGCTTCCGCTTCGGTGAAGCTGAGTGCATCGACCAAATAGGGTTCAGTAACTTTTTTGTTAACTCCGTCTGAGTCTATTTTCTCGTAACGGATTTTGCATAAAAACCAAGTGTGCATCATAATTGTATATTTTAAAATGTTATGTTAATGTGTTGTGACAGTACTTGCTAATTTCAATTTCTTTAATTGCTTTTTTAGCCTTGTTATTTGATTTTGTACCGGGACATTGCCTTTTGCTTTCGGTTTTAATGTTTCAATTTCAACCTTTATCGCTAAAACTTCCTTAGCCTTGTCGATACATTCCGGAAAATCCCGGCCACTCCGTAATGATTCGTCTATCATTTCATTTGCCAGTCGTACCCGGTCATACAACTTCTGTATGTTTTCAGTGTGATCACTCCGGTGCATTTCAAGTAGTCGCCCGTCATTTACATAGCCATCATAGATGACATAATACAGGGTATCTACATCCGGGCGACCGAGGAAATGCCCGAGAAACTGCCAATAGTATTCATCTTTGTCGTTAATTTCCTGTAGCAGTTGTAGTGACTCGATCTTTCCTTGTGACATCGGGCACTTAATCTCAACCAGTGCCGATACTTTTCCATCAAAGCCATATACATAGGCATCCGGCGAATCGCCAAAGCCTTCAAACGGCTCGTTAAATACGATGTCCTCAAAATCGGTAGTACAGGACTTGATTTCATTTAATAGCTGCGTACGTAGCCATTCCACGGCGAGCGGTTCATTTTCGTGCCCCCAATCGAAGGCTTTTGCAGTTCCGTTTTCGCGGGTTACTCCGGTTCGGCGTTCATAGCGAACAGCAAACATCACATCTAAAGCGGCTTTGCCAAATGGCGTACCTTTGCCGGCTTTCATCAGATCAGGAAGAATGGAGGCTGTAATCAGACCACGCCGTTTTTCTTTCCATTCAAATTCTTTTTGTTCAGCGGATTTCATATTTTATTATTTAGAGGAAATTTAATATTGTATTTTATCAGTGCCTTTTTACTACGATCAAGCAAATTATTATCGAAAAGTGCTCCATTCTGTACAATCCATTGCTTTACAGCTTTAATGCAAGCGTATTCATTCTCAAAATAAAATGTAAACCGCTTACATGCAGACATACCGGAGGTTACTTCGATGGCATAATAGATAACCGGATCAAAACTATTTGTTATACAGAACTGAAAGCCATGCACCTCAAATAATTCACCTTCGCAAACCCTGACACCACAAGTTGTTGCCCGTTTTATTCTAATGGATTTCATGTTTCTGTAATTCTTTTATTTGTTCTTTGGTTAGTTTGTACTTAGCGATGACCTGATTTACTGTATAGCCGCCTTTTAAACCGTCTATAATGTTGTTCCAGATTGCGGAACCAGTTTCAACGGTTGATCTGGTATCATCCAGCTTCGGCGCAAATGGTCTGATACGAAGTGCATCTACCATTTCTCCTTTTACATTTACACGAGCGGAGCCGACTTGCATAGCCTTATTGATCCATTGCTCAATATCTGGCGTTTTAAACAGTTTCTCTAATGTTTTACAGTTGGTTTTGTTAACTACCATCGGTTTGACATTCTCGTGAAAATATGCGATTAAGCACATATCTTTCTTACCGTTTTCCCCGGTCACTTCTTCGCGCTTCATTTCTCGGATAGTAAGGATTAAGTCTTTGCCTTCCGTAAGGCTGTGAGCGCCCAGATATGGGTAATTAAATTGGGTTTTCCAGTGTGTCATAATTGATTTATTTTTATGGAGTTGAAGGTTAAAATAACGATTGTTGGACTCGGGATAAAACCAACTTATTAGCCTCTCTAAAGAAATCTTTCTTTATTTCAAATCCGTATGCTTTACGTCCTAATTGGGCAGAGGCTAACAAAGTGGAGCCACTACCGGCACACGGATCTATGACTACATCACCCTTGTCGGTGAATATTTCTATCAATCTACGAAGTAGCGGTACCGGCTTTTGCGTTGGGTGCACCTTGGGAGTCTCACCGTCCCGCACCCAGTCGAAGCAGTTGAATATCATTCGTCCGTCATTGTTGAACTTAGGGAGTTTGTCTCTATATAAAAGCAAACCATACTCACAGTTGCCGACAATCTTCATGTTTGCCTTTAAGACTTGTGCGGAGAAGTCTTTTCTAAACACAAGGTTTATGTAATTATTCAGCCCGTAACGTTTCCCGAGTTCAATGTATCTGAACTGATCTTCAAATTCACAGAAGATAATCATACAGGGAGCCTTGCTCTTCTCCTTCGGTTCTTTCATCAACATTTGGCTACAGAAGTGCATAAACTCTGCGGGTCTAAAGTCTTTATCTGTATCAAAGAACTCTTTGCCAGCCAGATCGCTTTCGCCATTCTTGTTATCGCCATCGACATACCAAGAAGGATTGGAGGCGTAAGCGTTGTTTCCAAGATTGTAGGGCACATCTGCAATAATTAATTGCGCTTTGGGAATCCCGTATACTTTATAATTTTGGAAATGGTCATTAAATAATTCTATAGTTTTCATCCTTTTTCACTCGTTTTTAATCAAACTCTATCGTTTCATCTCCCTGATAGTACTCCGCGAAGCAGCCCGGACATACCGTTATCATTTTCGTACCATGTCGGCCGTTCTGCACCGCTTCAACTTCGACCTCAATACCTTCGCCCGTTTCTATTTCGGTTCCGCAATCTTCGCAATGAACATGATCGGCCGGACATTCGCCCAGAACGGAACAGAGGCGGCAATTACCGATACAATTCAGATTTTCTCTTTTCATTTCTCCGTTGATTTACTTCGTTACATACTATCACATACAGTACCGTTACAATTACGGCCAGAAGTGCGATGATTAATTTACCCGGTTCCGGTTCGCCTTCTGCAAGCAAACAGGCGAGAAACATGCCGATTAGGGCGAAAGGGGACTGTTTAGGAGTTAACATTATACTACTTTGTTTCTTGTTAAAAAACGCTCTATACTCGCTAAGTCATACCATATCATCCTCTCTCGTTGTGAAAATGATATTTCGGCCGCATTTCTAAGTGTCATTAAATAATCCTCTGATACTCCAAGGTATGCCATTGCTTCGGTTTTGCTGAGCCATTTCTTGGCAACCGGTTCTACTTTTCCTGTTATTTTTCTTACCATGATTATTTTATTTATTGCGTTTCACAAATAGTTTATCGTCTTCAATCCAAGTCGTAAATACTTTGCCTTCATCCGTTTTAATGTCTGAGGCCGTAGTTCTTACTGACTTTCTTCGATCTTTAGGGAAGGCTACTTTTGCTCCGATCTCCATTTCAAGAAGAGTTGGCTTAATTGGTGTTGATGTTTCCATTGTTTTACTTGTTATTTGTTTTTATTATTTTGCGTAATTGAATTTGGCCATGTATTTTTCAGCACCCTTCATCGATTTGAATGTTTTACTTGAAGATGCTGTTACTGCGATGTAGCTAAGATTACCATTGTATTCATTTACCATGATTGCACCGGTTAATTCGCTATTTACTTTTTTGTAGTCAATGATTGCTTTCATAATTCTATCTATTTAATTTGTTATTTCTTGATTGATTGATTAACTTTGATGCGACAAAGATAGATAGAAATCTGATATAATATCAGATGTTGATAAAATAAGCTCTGATATTATATCTATTTAACACATTAACGCCATGGGATTGAAAGACCGCTTATTGCAATTTATCGGATACACAGGCTTAGACATAGCTGTTTTCGAACGTTCGGTAGGATTATCAAATGGAGCCGTACACAAAATGGGAGAAGGTACGAGATCGAGTACAATAGATAAAATATCAGAGAAATACCCTGTTTTAAATGCGGCTTGGTTAAAAACAGGCGTAGGTGAGATGCTTATAAGCGAAGAAAGGAAAAGCAAAACAATTGAAATTCCTGATTCTTCCATCGTGGCAAACCAAAGAAAAGGGGCATTAATATACGACATAGACGCTACATGCGGCTTAAATGGCAGGGATATAGAATTTACAGACGAAAAAGTGATAGGTAGTATAGATGCGCCGGAGATCAACCCGGATTCAAAAATTATTTTCGCCACGGGCGATAGTATGCAACCGTTAATCGCTTCGGGCGATAGAGTAGTAATTAGAAAGATTGAAAGCTGGGACTTTTTCAACTACGGACAAGTATATTTAATCATAACGAATGAATACAGGCTTATAAAGAGAGTTCGTAGACATCCTAAAGATTCAGATAACTTAATCCTGCTTCGTAGCGAGAATCCAGACTATGACGATATAGATTTACCGAAACGCGAAATTATTCATCTATTCATCGTAGAGAATATTTTATCAATCAAGAATATATTATAAATCATCAAAACAAAACATCATGGATAATCTAAATCAAATCCACAAAGGAGTAATCAAGCTAAATGGACATGAAGAATATGAAATTCAATGCTATGTAGTTGATAATGGCGAAAAAGTAGAAAGATATTTGAGTCAATCCGAAGTCGTAAAATTAATATCAGGGGGAAGAGAAAGCGGAAACCTCCAAAGATACCTGGCCTCTTCTGCATTACAAGACACGTTACCTAAGGAAATACGGGAGTATTATAATAATAACATATTGATAATCAATACTGGCCTGTATTCCGTTAACGGAGTTAGAGCTAGCACCGTTGTTGATATATGTAACGCCTATTTAAGAGCTAGACAGTTAGGACTTTTGAAGCCTAACCAAATAAAATTAGCCGAGCAATCAGAGATATTTATATCAGCTTTAGCAAAAACAGGAATTGATGCTGTAATTGATGAAGCAACAGGGTATCAATATTTTAGAAAAGCCAATGATTTACAAGCCAAATTAGACGCCTACATAGTTGAAGGGTATAGAGAATGGACAAGGACGTTTCCACGTGAATTTTTTATGCATTTATATAGGTTGGAAGGAAAAACACCACCGCAAATAGATCAGCCTTATCCAAAAAGATTTGGTAAATATGTGATGCAATTCGTGTATGACACGCTAGACCCTGAAATTGCTGACTATTTAAGAGAAAATAATCCGTCTCCTGGAGGAAAGAAACATCATCATCAAAAATTTAATGATTTTGGATATAAAGCACTTACCGATCACTTATTTTCCGTGTTAGGTATAGCTAAAGCATCTATAAATATGGATAAGTTTAAAGAAAATCTTTTATTTGCATTTCCAAATGCAAAAGTACGAAAGATGGCAAGACTTG